GTTGGTCGTTTCCTTGCCATGAGACTATTCTCCCTTAGCTAGTAGCAATTCGTAGATTTTGTCTACGCGTGTCTCCAAACGATTTACTTGGTCTTTTATTGAGCTACCGCTATTCGGCTTCAGCTCCGCTAAATAGTGAAGAATCACGAAACGGAGTAGTGCAGCTACACCACCCAGAACCGTCACGATCGCTACTGCAATAGCAGCGTAATCCTGAAGACTCATTTTCTAGGGCTGGCATATCCAAATACACCTGCAACGATAGAGCCAAGTATCGAACGGTAGTCAAGAGCGAAATTAGATGTAGTTCCCCATACGGCTAAAAATGCGCCAAAGGCTACAACGGCTGGGTGTTTCATATTCATTCTGCGGCTCCTAGTAGTGGGATATTAAAGAACGAACCATCGATATCGCCCTTTGTAGTGAAACTGATATGGCAATGCTTAGTGTGCGGGTTGCTTCCAGAATACTTGCGCCAGCGCCAGCCCATGCGAGAGCTTGCAATCCTGCCCTCGAAGATGATGTAGGCAATACGCTTTGACTTATCTCGCTTGGCGAAAATACGAATCTGGTCAGCAATATCGGGCATGAGGTCGGGCTTTCCACCCTTAACCACATCTCTATCGACATCAATCGCGCGAACATATGGGGGTGTAGATGACCAATCAGGATTGTGGTCGCTAGAACGCGTTGAATGGCGTGTATCGCCAATCCATCCATCCGAGCGCCTATCACGATCTGGGAAGGTATCATCGAACTGTTCCCGCATCTGCTGACCAGCTTTGCATAGAACAGGTTTCATCCGAGTAGTAGCTTGGCTTCTTCTTCTGTAATGCCTAAGCGATTTAACACGGCTTTACGAGCCTCTTCTCTTTGAGCCTCTGCCTCTGCTTTAGCTGCGATTTTTGCCTCTATTGCTAAAATTTCTTCTTCGGTTAAATCGCGCTCTGTAATAATATCGGTAACTACATCGTGGTTAGTCATTTTCATAATTTATACCTATGCCTTCTTGTAACCATAAATGTAAAAATCGGCTGAAAAGTTTGCCCCGGCTTTAATTGTAAAGCCATCGTATTGGGTGGTGTTATTTAGAAAACCGCCATTGATAAAGAAATATTGCTGACCTGTAGCGCACATGTAGCCGTATGAGTGGAAATTAGAATTAGCGGCTACCTGGGGATTTCCGAACTCAATAGATCCATACGGTGAACCTGGGAAATTAGAGCTTACATATAGAAAGTTCCATTCATCGTTCCCGCCACCGTTTACATCGGCTCCTACTGTCGTATTGCCACCGAAAAATCTTTGTGAGTTATAGCCCGATGTAGCAGGTGTTCCACTACTACTTAATTGAATTCCAGTATCCATTCCAGCGCTTGAAACTGCTGAAAAGTTAAATATTACGCGATAATTTGTGTAATCGCTAGTGAAGCAATTAGCGATGTTGTGTGACGATGTATTGGTCGCGGTGGATTTAGCAATGAAAGTCAATCCACTTGCTGCGGGCGCTGCCCATTTTAATCCTGTTGTTTCTGCTGAATCTGCGGTAAGGACTGTGCCATTTGCGCCAACTGCTAAACGGCTAAATGTGTCTGCACCTGTGCCACCAATTAGATCACCTTTAGCATCGATAGCGGTTGCCATTGAATTAGTGACTGTGACGGCTCCTGATGTGCCACCGCCTGAAATACCTGTACCAGCGGTTACGGCAGTAATATCACCAACATCGTTAGTAATCCATGAATAGTCTAAATCTGTGTTTGATGCCTTAGCAAGAATCTGCCCTGTGGTTCCACCCTTGAGGTCTACCAAAGCGGTATCGATATCCTGACCAAGGGCTGCAATAGCGGTAGCGCCATCTTTTACCAGGTCGGTGGATTGAGGTATATCCCATCCAAAGTTAGTGGTCGTGGTTGCCATTACGCTACTGCTCCTATCGCTTCTAGCCAAGTTAGGCTGGTGTTAATTGTGTTCCAAGTTTCAGCCGCATTTACCTGTTCCCATTTTACCGCAACTTGGCTAAAGTTCACAGGAGAAGCGTTAAATGTTACAGTCAGATTATTAAGGCTTGCTCTGAATGTCCAGCCCTCGATATAGCCTTGGAATGACCCGCCTGTGATATTGGGCGGTAGGTTTTGAATCCAGACTGGCTGACCTAGGAAGATGTTAATTAGGGCATCTCGGTCGGCATCGTCTATCTCAGGGTTTCCAAGTACGAAAGTAATGCTCTGGAATTTAGGGTAAGGATTAGCTCTTAGCTCGATGTAACGATCTGCTAAGGATTCAGCATCTATTGTGTTCTTAATTCGAGATGTAAACTGCTCGGCATAGACTCCGTAATTAGCTTGGCTAACTAGGTCGGTAGCGGTGTAAGTCTGGTTAGCGTTATTGTCGTAATTGATGGTATAGCTATTGCGTAAGTCACCAGCTCGGGTTGTCGCTGATAGCCCCAGTCCGTTGGCATGGTTGGCATCTAAGGTCGTGTACCCATTGTTAGCCAAGTAATCCTGACGATGGGTTGAGTCTGCATACCCGATATTGCCGTTTGCATCCTCATAAAGAACGCCAAAGGCTGAATTAGCAATAGCGGTACAAAGTGAGTAAAGGTCGGTATTGCTGGCAGATCGTGCAATCATGTCGTAATCGCCAGGACGGTCAATATCACCTAGACCGATATTAACTGCGTTAGCCCAAGTTTCGGTAGGGTTATATGTAGCCCATGTCTGAGCGGCTGGCACATCGTTCCATGACCCCAATAGGTAGCCATTAAGAAGGCTATAAATCTGCTCTCCGTCTTGGTCTTGAGACAGTATGCCTTCATCAATAATCTTAGGCAGTTTAGATAAAGCTCCAAGAGCGGTAATCGTGGCAATAGTCGTATAGCCAAGTGATCCAGCGCTATTGACTGTAATTGTAAAGTCTGAGACTAGCCCGCCAAAGATAGGGATATAAGCGCCGACCGAATTAGTGACTTCGACTGTAATTCCAGAGCCGACATTAAAGTCATAAGTAGTGTTATTAAAGTTAAGCAAGGAAACCTGGCAATAGCCCGCTACTGGTTGTTGATAGATATCTGTTCGCCCTGAGGTAATGGTGAGGTCGGCTATCGTTACATTGGATAGCTCAACCCCATTGACGATAACCTTGTAATCGGGTGTGTATGCGGTCATGGTAGGACTAGCTGACCTGCGCCTAGGGTTCCTCTAGCTTGGGAACGGTTGAGGACATCTACGATTGTGCGAGCAGTACCCTCAGGGTCGATAGCTCCATTAACTGTAATGTTAGTCTGGCTTGAAGATTGAGCTACGCGTGGAACGACTGGTGATGTTACTCGGCTAGGAGTCGGAGTCGATACATTATCGTTTCCACCAAAGAATCCAGAAACGGCTGAAGCCGCTGAGCGGATAGCGTTTATGATGCCAGTAATGCGATCATAGATATTAGATAGCGTTGAAACGAATCCTGCAAAGGTGCTGATAACCCCTGAGATAATCTTGCCTAAAGCGGTAAAGGCTGCTCCCAATACCTTGCCCAAGAATGGCGCTAGGTAATCCTTAGCAAAGTTAAAGATAGCTACCATGAAATCATAGAAAGGCTGAAGCTGAGTATTGTTTTCTTCTAGTGAATTCTTAACTGAGTTAAAGGCGTTGCGTAGACCGTTAATAATCGGCTGAATAACCTTAATGACTGGCTGAAGCTTTTCGCCAAGATTGCTAGTAAAGTCTGAGATAGCTGGTATAACCTGGTTCACAATAGTTTCAACCATAGGAGTAATGGCATCTAAGATAAATGCGCCTACGGTTTCCTTGCCTTCATCGAAAGCGATCTGAAGCCTGGTCATTTTGCCAGCGAAGGTGTCTGCCTTGACTGAAGCTTGGTTCTCAAAGGTATTCGCGAGCTTGGCAGTAATCTGCTCCATACTCATAGTCTTTAGTTCGGCTGATGATAATCCGATGCCTAGCTTGGCAAGGGAAGCGGTATTGCCTTCAGCCGCCTTAGCCATTGCGTTGGTAACTGCTTCAAGTGACTTGCCAGAACCAGCCGCGACATCGATTGCAACTGTCTGTAGCTCCTGAGCCTTCTGAAGATTGCCAGTAGCTCTTGCAAGGCGTTCTAAGGACGGTCTGAGCTCGTCATCTGTAACCCCGAAGGCTAAAGAGGTCTTGGTGATGTAATCCTCTGTAGCGGCTATCTGAGCCTCTGTAGCCCCTGTTACATTTTTGAGGGTGAGCGCCAATTTCTCTTGAGCGGCTGCATCTGCGATAGCTGACTTAACGCCATCGATTGCTAACTTGCCAGCATAAGCAACGGCTGCGGCTCCTGCGGCTGCAAAGGCTAAACCAGCCTTCTTGCCAAAGTCTGAAACCTTATCGCCAAAGGTCGAAACATCGTTATCGGCTTTGTTGAGATTCTTAGTAAAGTTATCAACATCGGCAAGGAGCTTGAGCGTTAGAGCTCTGGTACCTGTAGCCATTATGTCCACTCCTTCAGAATCTTATCAAATGAGGCAGTCCATCTAGCAACTATCTCAGGTTGAATCCTGCGAAGCGTTGGATAGATAAACCAGCCTTTAGAGCCACGACCTTCACGCCCTGACCAAACTGGGAACTGCTTAAACTTGTTAGAACCAAACTCAGAACCGCCCCAGATATCCTTGGTGGTTGCCCCACCTGAGAACTTCTGAGAAGCAAATCCATAAGTAATCTCACCAATACGGCTTGACTTCTTGACTCGCGATCCACTAGCAATACGACCAGCGACTTTACGGCTATTGATTGAATTAGCGGTCTGAGTTACCTCAGCCTTAGCAAATTCCGCCAATGCTCCCGCTTGGCGTTTAGCTTCATCGTTAGCTTCTGTAGTCATACCTTTAAGCGCCTTGAATACCTGGCGAAGCTCGGTCTGGTCTAGTGCTACTAGCTCACTTGCCATTCCGCTCCTCTAGTACCTCAATCGCGGTTAAGATATCCTCAGCCGTTTTCCAATGATCCATAGGAATCCGAGTAGCGATTGCCAGCTCTACTAGGAGTCGGCTTACGCTTCCTCGCTGATGGCTTTTGGGTTTTCGTCACCGACCTCAAGGTCATTGACTGATTCCATCCACACATCTAGAGTCTTAGTCGGCTTGCCCCCTGCATCTCGCTTCATGGCGCTATGCGCTACGAATAAGATATCCCACATTCCGCCAAACTGAGAGATAACCTTTTTAGTAGTCATCTCCCACTTGGCGTAATCTGGCGGGCGAACCTGATAAGTGGTTTCGGTTCCGTCTATATATTTAATTGTTATGTTTTGTTGCATTGTGTGCTCCCGTTTCTATTTTTTAGCTGAAGGTCTCTGTGACGGTTCCGTTAGCGATCTTAAATGTAAAGTCTACAGTCTGAGCATCTGTTCCAGCTCCGCCAGCAGTAGGAAACTCTGGAAGAATTGGGAACACGAACTGAGCGCCTGTAGCAGCGGTTAGGGTTACTGAGATTGTGGTATCTGGTGCTTCTGCTGCAGTCCAGAGAGCCTCGCATACTGAGTTAGCCTTACCCCAGTCTGCCAACATTGAGAGAGCAAAAGTGCCCTCAACATTTGTTGTCTTGTAAGCCTCGCCATCGAGAGTCTGGTATGTCTCGCGAAGGTTAGTCTTTGTAAGAACTGCTGAAAGAGCCTGAGCTTCGATATCTGTTCCACCTGTGAAAGATAGAGAAATATCGCGACCTGTGATTACTGTGGTTGCCATGTTTATCCTTAATTGGTTTGAGTGTAGTAGGTGGATACTCGGATATCAG